AGCCGCTCCTTGACCAGCTTTACGAGGGTATGCTTGGCTCCGTCGGGATGAAACTCGACGAAGATGGGAATCCTTACTATGTTGGCGGCGGGGATGGTAACTATACCGACGACTTGAAGCGTTTTGAGGATGGACTTGCGGAGGTGATGCCAGGGCTTAATGAGTACCTTGCGGCGGCGAAGGACGCTATGCTTGCACTTGGTGAGTATAATATCTTTTCTCCAGACGATGACAAATCGGGCAAGAACTCCCTCGGCAACGGCATCCGGTCCATCACCGAGGACACCGCGAACCTCCTTGCCTCCTACCTTAATGCTATCCGCGCGGACGTCTCCTACGGAAAGACGCAGTGGGAACGCATTGCGGTGGCCGTGGAGGGCCAGAACGGGCGATACATCACCCTTAACGATTACATGCAGCAGGTGGCAGCAAACACCTTTGATACCGCGCAGAACACGCAACGTCTGGTGGAGCGCGTGGATGCTTTCATTCGCGACTTCTCCCTCCCTTCCGGCTATGGCGAAAGTATCAAGGTTCAGGTTGTCAATTAAAGTTGTACTTTGTTGTAGTTTTTGTAAATTTGCAATATGGCTTGGCTACCCTTCATAAACAACTACAAACCCTTCTACATCCAGACCGCAAATGACACTGCGGCCTGGAGTACGGAGGTCTATGGACTTGTCGCCAAGTCCAATCCCTATCCTATCATGCCAAACCCGAAGGCCCCTTACAACAATGATTTCAAGGATGCCAACGGGGACGATGAATATGTACAGGATATGTTCTACGAGTCCCAGGAAATCAGCGTCAAGTTCTACTGCAAGGTTCCGGGGGCAAGCGAAGCGGAGAAGTTACTTCGTCACCAGGTAGCGGCCTTCTTTGAGAAGATAAAGAAGGGCGAGTTCCTGATTTATGATTCCTACACGGGGATAGGGCGCCAGAAGGTGCGTTATGCCGGGTACGAGGAAGATTCCTTTGTGGCAAGGGATGATTACGCCCGGGTGATTTTCACCGTGAAATTCAAGGTGAACGACCCGCTTACGCAGATGTATTACAACGACGTGACGGGGCAGATTACTGACGACCCCGCAGAGGGGCGCACAGACCTTCTCGGAAGCGAGGATAATGCCTATATCATCACGGAAGAAGGACTTTACATTCAGGTAGCATAATGGCACGGATAACGATATACGACAAGAGTGGAAATCCTAAACTCAATTCCCATGGAGACCGAATCTATGGGAAGATGAAGTATGTGGGGCAGACCATGAGCATATCCTATCTGGAGTTCAATATCGTCTCCCCCTACCCGATTGCCTGGAACGTGGGTGATTATGTGGATTACGGGGCCGGATTGATTGGCATCAGAAATATCCGCTTCATGCTTTTCACCATCCCGCAACCAAGAAAGGATGCGGAGGGTGGCCTTTATGGTGGCGGATTCGTCTATTCCGGCGTGCAGTTCCACGACCTCGGGCAAATCCTCACCCTTGCTCCTTTTACCGACATGCAGGTTGAAAATGACAACCTCATTCATTATTCGACCAGGAGCGGCCTTTCAACCTTTGAGAACGTGGCCGGTATTCTTGCCCGGCTCCAGGCTTGTGCCGATGCTTTCCGGCTCTCTCTTGGCGCCGACGACCCGATGAAGGGGGCGAAGTTCTATTTTCGCCTTTGCACTCGCGACACTACCGCCGCACACCTTACCGTGGCGCCTAACAACACTCTCGGCGGCGAGGATATAGACAAATATGAGGAGTTGATTGACGAGGCCCGTGCAGTCACCATTGACGGCTTTGTGCTTGACGGCTTGAATGATATTCAGAACGTCTGGCCCGCTATCGGGTGGGACATGAAGTTCTCTCTCTGCGATTGGTATTATGATTATGATGCCCATAACCGCATCGTGTATGCGGAGGACATGCTTACGGGTATTGCTTTTAACTACTTCTATCGCAGCGCGACAAGCAGAACCCCGAGCAGCATAAAGGACGAATGGGGGCAGGAGGTTGGCACTCTCCCCGAGAGGATAGTCTTTGTTACCATTGGCGCAGTGAACTTCGTTTCCAATGCCGAGTATTCTGTTCCCTTCCAGCGCCATAACGGCCTTGTGAACCTCCGTAGATACATTACCAACCAAGACACTTTCCTCACTCGCCTGGTGGCTTATGGCTCCGAAAGGAATCTTCCCGGAAGGTATTACAACGGGAAGGATATTCTCAACGCGGATTCGGTGGATATTCCGAATCTCATGCTGCCTATCTCCACTTGGGGGAAGACCTACGGGCGTATTCACGATATGGTGATGAGCATCGACTATGAGACGGTGCTGAATGAGGACGGGAGCATCAAGACCGCAACCGCCTTCTACAACAACATCAAACATGTCTATACTTACTCCTACAATTCTACGAACCTCACATACGAGGTTAGGGATAAGACCGGCGAGGTGGTGGCAAGCGGCAGTTACACTGCGACTTCTTTCCCTACGACGGATATTCTTCCGCAGACCTATCGTGAGGTGCAGAGGCTTCTTCCCGATGCCCGCAAGGCGTTTATAGAGGACGAAGAAAAGATTGCGATGTATGGGGTTATCACGAAGACCGTGCGTTTTGATAATGATAATGACGGGGACATCTATCCCACTTTGCAGGGCATGACCTTGCAGGATGTGATAGATTCCATTGGGCTTTCAAAATTGAAACCCACCGCTACCAGTAAGACCGACGGGCTTGTGCTGAAAAAGGTTGGCGACGACTGGGTGTCCTATATCGCCGGTCTTGACGATGATATTCAGAAGGAAATCTCCGAGGACTCGAAGTACAGGGTGATGCTTCTCCGTTACGGGTTTGCCCGTCGCGGCCAGTGGTTCCCGATGAAGGGTGCCATGGGTTCCGCCATCCGTCGCCAGAACCCCCGCCCGGACCAAATGTCAACTCACACGACGCGCCGCTATCCCTCCACGACGAAGACGAAGAGGGAGGTTGAGCCGAACTCGTATCAGCTTGTAAGGCGGGGCGATTCCAACGGGCTTTCACCGGAGCGCTACCGCATTATTGGCCGTGATATTTTGCTTCACGGCTCTATGCCATCACATAGCCAGCTCACCTATGCGACAAGGAATGATAGGATTTACGCCGGTGCCACGCTCGCAACCAGACTTGGGGCCGCAGTGGTCCCGCCACGCATAAGGAAGCATGACATTTATACTGCGAAGTCTTCCGGCATCACATATTATTCCAACTCGAAAAAAGATGGTCTGACAGACCTCTATATCGGGCTTTATCACTATGAACCGGATAGGGGTTGGGTGCTTGTGAGTAATGTATGCAAGATACGCGGAAGGGCGAAACGCCCCGGATATACGACCAAATACGACAATACGAAAGTGTGGTTTGGAAATGAGGACAACATTATCCTCGGGGGATAAAAAATAAGTGAGAAAAAGAGAAGGGAACAACGCATGCCACCCAATAAACCCAGGTGCACGGGCCCCAACACCAAGTCTCACTTACGATAGGACAAAGATAGGAAGAATTATTGAAAAAGCAATATGGCAGTTTACATTAAGATAGACGACCCGGCGAAATACTACCAGCCGACACTCGTAACTGACGCGGCCACCGACAGGGTGGACGAGATTGCCGTCGGCTCCAACGGTGGCGGCAAGGGCTATATTGCAAATTCGGGGCAACAGGATGCGCCAATGACGCTTGTTGTGGGTGAAAGAAAACTTATGGAGGTAACGCAGGGATTTGCCTTTCTTCTCGGCAGCTTCTCCGGAGTGTGGGCTGGTGTTGGGCAGGTGAAGATTAAACTTATTGATGCGTCCAATAGGGTTTTCTTTAAGGAGTTCCTTACGGATAATCCGCTTTCTTCGTATTCTTACGCGGTATATCTCTCCGTTGTCGATGCCGCCGGGAATATGGTTAATAAACCCCTCTCGGTTACATCTGAATACGATTCCACTCTTCAGAAATACAAGCACACCTTCTCGCTCAACGCAAGCGTGTTGACCTTCGGGACGACTGGCGTATCCTCGCCGCTTGCCGACCTCTCGAAAGTATCCGTGTATTTGCGTGGTTATTTTTACGAGACGAACCACGAACTTGTAGAGTATATCGGCGGTGGCTATGAGTTGGACGCCGCGCCAGGTGGATTCCCGCTCTATCTGCGTGGAATAGCCGGGAAGTCCTGGCGCGTGAGCGCTGCGGTGGGGAACATCTATTTCTACGGTATTTCTTCCGGCACCTTTCCATCTAACGGGGTTGAGTTTATGCCGAAGTCGGAACAAATACCCGTTACTATTAGTTCCAATTACTCCACCACCCAGATACTCCGTGCTGGAATAATTGCTGTAGTTCGCACCGGCAGTAACGAGAATACCCTGGACTATGTTCCCATAAGCCAGAAGTCTTCTGCCTCGGGGAGCCTCGATGTGAGCATGCGAACTATTCGCATAAAGGGCGTTGCTGGAAGGACGCTGAAACTGAAAATCTTTGATAAGCAGAACCACGGATGGTCCTTGTCCGTCGGCACGGGCTCTGCTTTTATTTCTCTTTCCCGTAGTTCTGGGACCGGAACCACCACAGTTAATGTTACTATTAGTAACGCTGTTATTTACACTGCGCGATATGGCATTATCACCCTTACAGATTCCACCAATTCGCAGACCTACCAGATACCCGTCGTGCAACTCTGCACGGAGCGGTATTTTGCCGTAGAAGAAACCGTCTCGGGGCAGGCGAAGACCATTAAGGCGTATGCCGCCACTGTCGTTAAGGTCTCTTTTGAAATGGAGGTGTCATATTATAACGCGCCCTCTTTCGCCCTTAAAATTCGCCAACTCGGGTTTAATATAAACGATTTCGCCGCCGGAACCAACGGTCTTGCAACGCTCAACATGAAATCCGGTAAGTGTGCCGGACGCGATTTCAATATCACGAACTGCGCTTACGACCCGATACATGACCGTTGGGTGTTAACTCTTGACCGACTTGAGGATACTTCCGTCGGTATGGTGTTTCCGAATATCGCCTACCCCATCGAGGCCGGAGACCGTTTCGTACTCACGGATATACTAATGCCGGAAGTTTATATCATCGTGGCCGGAAAGAAACTTCTCGCAAGGGCCCGCGTGTATTATGACCAACATTCCAAGTTGAAATACCTCTACGATTTGGAGGTGGACTCAAAATGGATGGGGTCTCGCGGCGCGGTGCTCTTTCCTGGCATGTATATGCAGATTGTGGATTCAGACCTCATCGGTGCAAATCCCGAATATGTGCTTATTGATACCGTAACCATCACCGAGAATGACAGTAATATCCCTGTTTACAAGGTGACACTACGAGAAAAACTGTATTTACCAGAATAAATTCATACAACTATGGCAGACGACGTAATTAAAATCTCAGGATTGACGGAATCGACCGATTTCGCCAATCTGTTCACCATCGGAACCCACACCGATGAGCAGGGCAACGTCACCAGCGTAAAGGTTTCTCTTGCGAACCTTCTCAAAGTGGTGAGCGATGTCACCATCACCGAGTCCTCCGAGGATGGCGGGGTCAATGTAGTGGTCTTCACCCTCCTCAACGGGACGACCTACACCCTCAACGTGCTCAACGGCACCAAGGGCTCGCAGGGTATTCAGGGCCCCACGGGTGCAACCGGCGCGACCGGCCCGAAGGGTGATACCGGTAACGGTATCTCCAGCATCGAGGCCGTATCCGTATCCACCGAGAGCGGCGGACACTCCGTGTATCGTATCACCATGACGAGCGGAGAGACCTTCGATTTCACCGTGTATAATGGCAACGAACTTGCGGAGAATCTCGCTTCTTGGGAGGGCTCCACTATCAATGCGGATTACACTCAGGAGCAGGCCGTTGACACCACCGGCGGAACACTCTCGATTGACTCCGATGTTTCCGCCCAGCTTGTGAAACTGGAGGCGAAGACGGATTTCTCCGCAGCCGCGCTCTGGGCCACCGGTTTCAACCTTCTTCGTCGCGCCCGCACCGTCGGGAGCGGCTATGCCATCATGGTTCCGGCGCTTCCCTTCGGGGCCTTCGGCACTGCTGAACAGCCAAACGGCCTCCTCTTCACGGACGCCTATGGCAACAACCTTGCGCCCACCGTGTACTTCAAGCCTCTCGCAAGTGGCGTTCCGGCCTCCGTCACGGATGGCACCCGTATCACCCCGACGGTTGTGAACGGTTATAACTTCTACTGCACCTCCGAGGCTGGCTGGATTGTCATTTCCGGCATCACTCTCGCCTCGACTTGCGCCCATATCGCATGGAGCCGTCGCTACGACGAGTATAAGGCCGTGAATGACGCCCAAGATGCCGGTGCGGAAATCTCCCTCACGGCCATCATCAATGCTTGCCATTCCTATGGGCTTTTGCTTCAGGTTGGGAATGTTGCGGATTCCATTGAAGCCGTAAGCGAAACCCAGATGAAGTGGAACCGTAAGGTTGAGAGGGTCCAGCCTTCCTGGACTAACGTGCTTCAGGAGGATGGCGCAACCTATCTCCATGAGGCTGTTATTTCGGGCATGAAGAGCGGAGGCTCCGCCACGTTCATGAACGACAACATCGCCCTTTCCGTGGACGGGACGACGGTCTCCTATTCCGACACCAACGCCGACGCATCTACGGACTACGTGAAGTATGAGCTGGCGAGCCCCGAAAGCGGCACCGTCAACCTCACTTCCACCTTTGCGGTCGAAGACTGGGGTATGATTGTGCTCCAGACTGCAACCGGCGAGGCAAGCCTTACTATCGCTTACGCTCAGGGCATCCCCGACACGCTCCGCGAAATTGCCTCCAACGGCTTCAAGTCCGTCAAGGGAGACCTCGGCGCTCTGGCCGACGAAGTGGAGAAGCAGAGGTATGAAGTGCCCTTTGAGGCCGCGTTCGACCGCATGCCGATGCTCGGAGGTCAACCCGGTATCCTTTTCTGCGACGGCACTCCTACTGCGTCCAACAAGCCTACGAACTGGATTGATTTCCTCGACGGCGGGTACAACTGGACCGGTCTCCCGAATGTCGAAGGGCAGCACGTGTTGGATTTCACCAATCATATCGACTACTATGGTTGGCTCAATCCCGCAACCGGTCTGCTTGAATGGAAACACTAATAAGCATTACAAGATATGAGTGAAATTAGATTAACCAAAAACCCCAAGCGCGGCGATGCCGTGCTGGGGGTAACGGCACCAACCAGGTTGAATTTGCAACCCACGAGAGTATGTTGAGCGCATCGCTTGACACGAGCAAGTATGAATACATCGGCCCCGTGTTCAGGCGCAAGGGTAACGACGTGCTCTATGGATACCACACAACCGCGTCTCGTGTGTGGGCCGAGCGCTATTCCTACAAACTAACCGGGTACACGCTCGATGGTGCTGCCCACACCGGCGTACTTTCCATCCGCGAGGCGTCCGACTCCTGGGCCGCGAACCATGACTACACCGTTGCCTATGCGGCTTCTACGGTGGACGAAATGGTGACTCTGCTCAACACCTTCTTTCTCAACCCCACCAACGCGGTCTTCCAGACCCAGGACTGGTACGCGGTGAAGGAATCCGACGATTCAATCACTATTCACTTTGCCTATACAGACTGGAGGCAAGCAGGTTACAACTCCGGCAAGAGCGGATTCGCCCTTACGGCCAACCTTCTCCCGGATGTCACATCCCTTGCCAATATCCGCCGTAAGAGCGGGGCGACCGGAGGTGAAGGTGTTATCAGTTCATGGGAACGCGCTCTGGCGTATTTCCGGGGTGATAACTCCTCCACTACATACAATCCAAACGCCGATGTGACGGACGTCAAGAGGACCTATCCAATCTGTCTTCCCGGATACCTCGGAACGAGTCAGTACCAGAGCGACCACTGCGCCTTCCTTCGCTCCATCTACGGAGAAGGCGAAGCCGGTTGGCTCAAGTTCATGCAGAGCTGTCTGCCGGTGCTTCCTTCCGACTGGGGTAACATGGGCATGCGTGACGGAAAGGCCAGGACTCAACTCCTCGCCTCGAAGTTCTATACGAGCCACAAGAAGACCGACCCCACCCCGCTTTGTCCTGCTGCGTACTACGCCGCGAATATCGAAACCGCTACTCTGCCGAAGGGAACCTTCTCTCTCGGTACGACGGAAGAGGTCTTCGAGATTCTTGACGGAATCAAGTACGGAACCAACGGAAGCCGCGATGCGGACAAGGTGAACGCCCTTCAGAACCGCATGGGTAAGAGTGCAATTTCAAATGGTTCCTACCTTTGGTCTTGCCTTCGTCTCAGCGCCTTCGGCGCGTGGTATGCGTATGGCTACGGCGGTTTCTTCAACTACAACGGCTTGTATAACGCCTACGTTGTTGTGCCCGTGGCGCATCATAAGCTGAGCGACAGCGAAGACTAAATCTTAAACCTTCGGACGGCGGGCTCCGTACCGCCGTCCATAACTTCCTATTTGATATGGATGAAAGCAAATCACTGAAAGAGCAAATAGACTATTCCGTTCCTAAATACCAGATGGCTTCGATTTACAAAGGATTGAAGCGGTTGGCAAAGCGCGTTCATAAACTCCAGTTCGAAATGACGAAGGAGAACAAACGCATTTATGGGGACCGTATTAGCGATAGGGTTCTGGATTGTATAGAGGATTTTGTAATCGCCTATGATTTTCAAGACGAGAGGCCGCATTACTATATGAAACTCACCGCAGATATTCATATTGTTATGAGTCTCATGGGTGAAATCATAGACGAGCATATCCTTATTCCGAAAGCCCATGTAACTGGCAGTGATGGCAGAACCGTACCAAATAAGCAGGACAAACTCGTGATTCAGATTTACGAAGAGATAGGAAAAATTGACACAGACATGGGTAAATGGAGGGTGTCGGCAATTAGCAGCAAGCCTGGCCAATGAAATCCCTTGAAATATGAGGGTCGGTCCAGACAGTCTGCTCATCTGAATAAGATGGAGCCCATACTGTCATTTACAGTTAAGAACAAGAAAATGGGCGTTGAGGTTCCAACCTTTGGTCTTGCCTTCGTAACAACGCCAACAACGCGTGGAATGCGAATGGCAACAACGGTTTCTTCAACAACAACAACTTGTATAACACCTACGTTGTTGTGCCCGTGGCGCAGCTTATTTATGAGCAATTATCGTTGAACTATGGTAAGTTTAAGGGAAGTATATCGGGATTATCGTGATGCGGTTAAAAACAAGTCGCATAATCCAGATTATGTCGCTTTTGACCTGCACCGTTGCGCAAAATTGAACAAACTGCGCGACGACATAGAGAATCGTACTCTGCGGCCCACATCTTCCGCCTATGTCGTCTTTTCCCCGGTAATCAGAGAGGTGTATTCCGCCGATGTAGCCCAGTGTACGGTGGAGCATCGTCTGGAAAGACACCTCCGGCCCTTGATTGAGAAGGTAATCAATCCGAGGGTATTTAATAACCGCGTCGGCATGGGACTCGACAGAGCCCTTAACTGCCTCGCGGAAGATATTTTTGAGGTGAGCAACGGGTACACCGAGGATTGCCACGTGGCCGTTGCGGACCTCTCCGGGTATTTTCCGAACGCCAACCAGGAACGCAGTTACAATATCCTTAAGCAACTGATTCTGGATTCGGACATTGCTCCGGAGAAAAAGGATGAACTGGTCTATCTGCTCCGGATGAGCATATACTTCAACGCAAATGCTTCCGAACGGCGCAGTCCCGCTGCGGACTGGTATAGGGTGCCGCCGAACAAGAGTCTCATGAACAAGCCTGACGGCTTCGGTGCGGCCCCCGGAAAGATAATCATGCAGATGGCCATGACGTTTTACCACGACGAGGTAATTAAGTGGCTCCTCTCGTGCGGAGTGCGTGTCACCGTATATGGCGACGACTTCGCCTTTGTTTTTAAGGATAAAGACCAGTTCCTCAACCTCATTATGCCGGAGTTCCGCTCAAGGATGGCCGCTATCGGATGCGAGGTTCACAAGCGGAAGTTCTACTGCCAGTATTACAAGAAGGGTGCGCATTTCTGCTCGCAGTGGGTACTTCCCGGGCGCGTATATGCCGGGAATCGTACCGTCTATAACTTCTTCGAGAAGATAAAGTATTGGAACCGCCGGTTCTCGCTCCGCAATGCCGAGAGGATGGTGTCTTCCCTTGATTCGTATTTCGGCATTTTCCGTAACCGGCAGGGATATGCCATCCTCCGCCGTGGATACGAGAGGTTGACTGCCAGATGGAAAGAGGTGGTCGAACTGAAGGAGCGCAAGAATATCCTCGGTCTTCGGGACGGGTACAAGCACAAGGAATTGATATGCAAAATCTATAAACTCAACTTAATATAATCAGCCATGAAACAGAACGAAAAACTCATTGCCATTCAGGCTCAGGAAGACATCATCCGTGACCGGGAGGCACGCCTTTCTTCCACCGATTACATCGCCGCAAAGATTGCCGAAGGTAAGGCCACCAAGACCGAGTACAAGGTAAAGATTGACGAGCGCCAGACCTGGCGTGACGAAATCAACGCCGCCCAGGAGGAAATCGCACGGCTCAATGCCATCGAACCCGAGGAGGACGTGAACGATGATGCTCGATAACGTAATCGTCACGGACAACAATATCCACATCACGGATTCGGCGTTTCTGTCGAAGCGTGATGCGGATAGTCTTCTGTATGAGGTGGCGGCAGAATACCCTACATGCTCCGTGGTTGTCAACCGCACCCATGGAAGCATGATGCGGGAATGGGCTGCGCACACCCTTCTTTACAAACTCCACCTCTTTCGCTCCCATACGAAGGATGTGGACCTTAATTATCCGCAGAGGTGGTGGGTGTCTCTCGCCTACAACATCTTCGGTGCTATCGCCCTAATCTTCTTAAAGTAAAGTGTTATGAAAAAGTTGTTTGAAAAAATCAAAGAGTGGTTCCTGACCCTCGACCAGCGGTATTACATCGCTTTCATCATCGGCATGATTCTCGCCGCCTTTATCGCCCTCGTGGTTCCCAAGTTCGCGGAGTGGTGCGTGGTTCCTATCTTCTTCGCCCTTGCCATCCTTGAGTTTGTCCGGCAGTGGCAGGGGAAGCCTTCTTGGTGGAGGTACGAGCTGGCCACACTTATCGGCAGTGTAATCATCTGGATATTCCAGATAGTATAGGAGGAACGGACAATGGTACAGGCTACTGAAAACGGCGCAGTCAACACCGTAGTGGAGGGGGGCGCAACCATTGGAGTAGTCGCTTTCTTCTCTGAAGCCATGAAACAGACTTTGCCTTGGCTGGTACTGGCGGTACCTATCATAGTTCTCGACTTGCTGTACGGTATCCGTGCGGCAAAATATCGTGGTGAAAAGGTGCGTTGGTCAACTGCCATCAGGAGGACCGTTGACAAGGCGGTTGGGTATGTCATGTGGTGCGCCGCCGCAGTAATGATTGCCCAGCTCTTTGAGGTCGCGTGGCTCGACAAGGTTATTCTCGGCCTTGTGTACGGAAACGAACTCATCAGTGTCATTGGCAACTACCTCGAAACGAAGGGTATCACCCTCTCTGTCGGGGCCCTCTGGAACCTTATCTTCCGCAAGGCGGGCGAGAAAGTTGGCGTAGAGGTCTCGAAGGAGGAACTGGAGGAAGTGATAAAGCATAAGGGGGAAAAGCAATGACTTTCTACGAACAGTGCCTTGGGGGTTATGTGCCCCAGGGCATTACCCTTCCGGTAATGTACGGCGGCAAGCCCGTGGGCCTTCTTCTTGATGGTGGCCATGGGCTTGAGCAGTACACGCCCGGGAAGCGCTCTCCGGACGGAACGCTCATTGAGGGCCGGTGGAACCGCGAAATGGTCGCAAGGCTCCTTCCGGACTTGCGTGCCATCGGCTTTGACGCCAGGTGCCTTATACCGGAGGATGAAGACATCAAACTGGCGGACCGAGTGGCGAGAGCGAATGCTATTATGGCCAGAGAGTCGGACAAGGCGTGGTTCTACCTTTCAGTGCATATCAATGCCGCTTCCGGTCCGGGATGGGAGCCTCGCGCCTCCGGTTTCTGCGCTTACGCCAGCGCCAACGCGAGCGAGGTGAGCCGGAACTTCGCAAGGGCCATGGTGGCCGCAGCGCATCGTTTTGGACTGAAGGGGAACCGCTCTGTCCCCAAAGAGGGTTACTGGACTGCCGGATTCTATGTGATACGATGCACAAAGATGCCCGCCATCCTCACGGAATCGCTCTTTATGACCAACCCCAAGGAGTGCGAGTTCCTGAAGAGCGAGAAGGGAAAGGAGACGCTTTCTGCCGTACACGTGGAGGCTCTTTGTGATTTCTTTAGAGTGCCCTATGCCCACGTTAACGGATAGAGAGAAGGCGGTGGATAAGATACTGCGCGACCTGGGGCTTGGCCCGGAGTTGCGCGGCCTTGTCTCCCGCGAGGTGGGGAGCATGACCGGCTATGCCACAGAACTGGATAGTATCACTATCCGCCAGATTGAAGTGTATTTGAGAAAAACCTTAAGCCAATGAAACGATTCTTCGAAATAGCGGGCATTTTAGCCCTTGTAGCACTCGGGTGGATACTTGGGACCTTTTATCCGGTAAAGTCGCTCCAGCGGCTTGCAGGGTGGCAAGAGCGGCGAGATACGACTTATTTCCACGATACCACTTTCGTTGATAAGCCCGTACCAGTCGAAGTAACCCCCTTGGGCTATGAACTTATCCCCATTGGGACGATGGATAGGATAGCCGGGCAGATACGGGCCCTGGAGGACTCTCTTGAGAAAAAGCCACGTATCGCCAGGAAGGATAGTTTAATCTACATCGAGGTGCCCATGGAACAGAGACACTTCACGGACAGCACCACCTACGACGCTTGGGTATCCGGCTATAACCCGAAACTCGACTCCCTTCGCATCTACACCACTTCGATGCAGATAGACGTCACCAAGGAGCCGATAGCCCCCAAGAGACTATTCAGCTTTGGAGTCCAAGTGGGCATCGGTGCCCAGTACGGACTTGTGCGAAAGCAATTCGACATAGGACCCTACGTTGGAGTGGGATTGCAGTACAATTTCTGAAACGAATAAAAGCCCCGCAAGGATTTCTCCTTACGAGGCTTTGTTGTCAATGGCCTTTCTTGAGGGCTATGAGGTTGCGGAGACCTCTGCTCCCGGGCGGGATTCCCTTCCCGCGAAAGCCGCCGGTGAACGGGAAGTATTCGATGGTGGCGCAGTTGACTTTGACGTATAGCGAGAACTCCGTCTCACCAATCACATCAATACCGGCCCTCGCGAGTTCCCGCTTGGCTCCGGCCTTGCGCCGAGGGAGAATCGTATCCCTTGCTTCCCGCCACTCTTTACTTGTTGACATCGGTCTTATCCTCCGGACTTAAGGTTTTATTCACTCTGTCTATATCGTCTTTGAGTCTCTTGAATGCCGCATCCAGCTTGTCTGCGGTCTCTTGGCTCATAGGCTTAATTTCTGTAATGAGGGGCTTGCTCATTGACTCTTTCATCGCCTCGCGGAACCCACGAAGCATTTCTCCGGAAATGATGTCGCCGAACATTTCTTCGAGCCTATCGACACGTCTTTCAAGTCGAATCAGAAGAAAGATGATGGCGAGCAGGACCAGACAGATAATAAGGTTGCTATTCATGGCTCTGTTCCTGCAATATCCGTTTCAGTTCTTTCGGTGTTGATACCTCCCGGTGGTGCCTTATTGTTTCAATGAATTTATCCCGGCCATATTGTTTGTATAGTTGGATGAAGTCTGCTTGAATAAGGTCGCAAGGTTCTCCGGGCTCGATAGCCTTTTCTTTGCCCTCTTTTTCTGCAATGAGAGAGAGTTCAAAGATGTCGCGACCATTTTTATCGACGATAACAAATCGATGGCCATCAATGTTAACTGCTCCAGTGTGACGAACAATGGAGAACTGGGAGTTAGCCCAGAACTCTTCTGTCATTAGGATGGGTAATTTCATAGTCTTTCTCCAAGTTTGATTACATAATACTCTTTGCCGGGCTTTGCGCCCCATTTCTCTTGGCCGGTGCCAACCCGGCAACCACCATATTTGAATGACATCGTTTTACGGTCTTTTGCATAGCCGCGATAGAAGGTGACAATATCGTATTTCCTCCACCGAAGATGCGGCTCGCTCCATCCGGTTTCTAACCTTCTTCGATAGAATTGCGTCAGACTGCGATACTCCTCCAGCTTTTCTCCGGAGTCAATCATGTCGTAATACTCATACGTCAGGACGAGTTTCAGTTCTCTTACCATAAATACTATAATTTGATTTCTTTTTCAATGCCAACGGGCCGACGGGCGTACTGGGGCCTAATACGGATTTTTTAGATTATCCAGAATCTTACGCCACTTTATTGGCATCCAATATGCGTTGCATACCATAAAGTGCTCGCAATCGTGCCGAATAAAGCGGATGTATTTAATATCCCAGCCCATACAATCCTTGACATCTGCTGCGAGGTATCGCCAATCCTCATCATATCCACCAGACCTTTCGCAAAGTTTCTTGAGCCAAGGCAAAATTTTACCGGCCTCGATTAAGTAGTCTCCGAGCGATTTGGATTGCGCTATCCGCCGTGCCCTTGCAAGACCCTCGTTAGAGCGGACCTCAAGACCACACTCGGCTTTCTTGTATAGTTCCGGTTTCTTGAAGCCCCAACCCAGGGCGAAGTCACGGGTGTCGCAATTTATTGTTTGAATGTGTTCAGCAACTATCGCATCGTCCATAATGCGATTTATCGGCACCCAATCATCGTATGTTCCATCAATGATGTTAAGTGTGTCTGGTACTTTATTCATAGACATTATTTGATAAAAAGGGTGCGGCCCCTCCAAATGGAGAGAGGAATATGTACACTATCCTCCGCACCCCGTAATCCTATCTATTATCTCCTTCCCCGTGAATCTTATCCCGATTCAAGCGGTCAGTGAGTTTTTCGATGTTCTTTTCCGCCACGTAGGAAAGGGAAACGCCAAGGGCGTGAGCCATGATAGAGAGATACCAGAGGGTGTCGCCCATTTCCAGAACGATTGCCTCCACTCTTTCTGTGTCAATTTTCCCACCCGCATCCCTGATGGACTTCTTGATTTTCCCGGCCACTTCACCGGCCTCCTCGCAGAGTCCAAGAGCGCAGTATTTGGCGAGGTTCTTCTTACGCATCCTCTTGAACTTATCCAGAAGGAAAGTCCTTGAGGCTTCTTGATACGAATCAAAATTATACATACTTATCCGATGATTTTATACATCTGCATAAACCCATCCTCCTCCTTGATGGGCTTATATCCACACTTCTTATAGAAGTCCTGCACCCAGTCCGTGAGGACGGAATTGAGGTCAATACGAAAGATGCCTTGTTCCCGACAATAAGACTCGCAAGCGAGCATAAGCGCCCTTGCTATGCCTTGCCTTCGTAGTGGCTCTATGACCGAGAGACCAGAGAGGTAGCAGACACCGGGGTTATTGTCCTCAAATGACATTTCCACGATTGCTCCGCCATCGGACTTGATAATCCTTACGGATTTGCCCCACGGCCAGGTGTTATGATGCCAGATTAGTTTCATTTATGTCTCAATAAAAAGGGGCGGCGTCTCAATCATCCTCCTTCTTTCGGAACACGTCCGATACCGGGAATCCGCCATGCACCACGCGCAGACTTTTCCGCCCCGTTGCCATTTACGGCTTAATAGTTTTTCTGGTTATTTTATGGGATTGTACCCATGCTTTTGCTTCGCTCAGCTTATGGAAGATAAGGGGAGCCCATTCTCCTTTTACTGTCGGTTCTGTAACATCTACCCACCACAAGAGCCCGAGTAGTCTTTTCTGGATTTTGAAGTGATGGTAGTGGCCGACGCCTTCGGAAACAATTCTGTACTTCATAATATACCTCCCCATATTTCTCCGGGATGCGGATTATCAAATTCCGGATTATGGAAATGCTCGCAACCCTCAACAATCGAAGGCATCTGCTCCCAGTTATCATCGTCGATATTCCGCAATTCTTCCTTCTTCCATTCTGCGCAGAGCGGAGTGAATAGGAGGCAGTTCTTTGCTTCGCATACACGGACCGGTACTCTACTCGTGAGCCCCGGAGCCTTCTCTACTTCTTGCTTCTCGTCCGTCTGCGTGTAGTGTACGCAAAACTCCCAACATTGCGGCTTATTCTTGGGGTTCTCGTGGCAAAGCCTTTCGTGCCGAGAAAGAGCCCCGGCATTAAGTGAGACCTTACCGCAATGCTCACATTGATACACTTTTATGTTAGTGAGTGTTTTCATAGTTTTGAACAGTAATAACAGTATCTATAACCACGATTAACACGCCTTTTCAGGCAGCATTGACACCATTCGGGATTACCCTTCCGACTATCTAACTCTTGCTGTGTTAACTCTACGTTAAGGTTTTGCTTCCGGTTGATAATCTTGTTATGCCGAGGATGGTATTTTTGAATCATTTCGTACTCCTTATTGAGCATATCTTGCTCATTATCGAAGCGAAACTCCTCCTTGAACTCGAATGGTTTTCCGTGCATTGAGTGGTAATACCATCTGGAGTATGGGTGTTGAATGGTAGTCCCAACATAAACAACCTTTCCGTTGGCATACCCGAAATACACAATGTATTTGTCTTTCCGCCGTGTATAATCCTTTACCTCTTGCAAGAAGGATTCGTAGTCTTTGGGGCCATCTACCCGTTTCTTGTAGTAACTATATAACCCATTCTGGTAATCGGTCCACCTCATAACTTATCCATCTTTCTTCTCGCCAACAACAGGAGTCGTGTCGGTAACTTTAACCCATGAACCATCGAATGGCGAATCCGTGTCTATATCTATCACAACCTTCGCAGAATGTCCCAGGTCACTGATAGTGATTAGTTCCCTCGCACGAGCATAGCACTCTGCGAGGGATGCGCAATTCAGTTCGATGTGTTTCATGCTATTCGCCCTTCAAATACGCCATTATAGGTGGCCAGATAACATTGAACACCTCTCGCTTTTCGGGTGGAACATCATCGATTGTAACACACTCGGCAAGGACGAGGTAAGGAGGCATCCCGATGGCGTCACAAATGGCGTAGAAATTCTCCTTGGTCGGGAGGGAAAGATTGTTTTCGATATTGTACAAAGCCGTTATGGAAATACCGGCTTTCTCGGCGACATTCTTTCGCTTTAGCCTCTTCTCTTTACGGAGCCGCTTAATGGTGCTTCCTAAATCCATACTACCTCTCCTCCACTATTTCGCAACCGGCGGAGCAGATGTAGTCGATATGCCCGGGCTCATCCTCGATGCCGAAAAACACTACGTCTTCGGGAGCCTTCTTAAGCCTCACGACCTTATAGATGCCACCGGCATGCTTTACCTTGAAAGGAACCGTTACGGGCTTGCCAACCTTGGCAAAATGTTCCTTGACGTCCTTAAGCAACGCCACGAGGGCATCTATTTCTGTGTCGCCAAACCCGCAGACACCTTCTTGAAGGTTGTCGCCAATCAGAAGGGAGACTTGATTTCCGTCCATTGTAGGCTCAATGGCGCACTCGTAGGCAATTCTGCCCATCAGTTCCTTTTCGGCCCTTTGTGCGCCAATCTGGGCGCCATAGCAGACCGCTGTGTGCACTAAATCCCAAGTGAGTGTCGGATTGTACGCCTTTACGGACTCAACGTGCTCCTGGGCGATTTCGTCGATTGTTTTCATTGTCATTTATCTTTTCTGAAATTTTTCCCAAAACATTGATAATCCCCACCGCCAGATAGTACGCGGCGGGGAAGATGTTAACACCCGGTATCGCCCCGGCGAGGAATGCTTTGTATATCCCCGTCGAGCTGAGCCGGCATCCCTCCTTCAGTAGCCTCCGCACATTCCTTGTAGTGTAGAACGTGCAGATAGCCAAAGGAAGGAGGTAGAGAATAAGGATGATGCTATCTGCTTTCATTCCTCTTTTGGTAGGTTATAGATAACGTCCAGAGGAACCAGGATACATAGAGATTGTATTCCTTGCCAAAATTTGCCTTCACATAGCGAAAGGCGATGCCGGGAATGAACTCTATGCAGAAGTACCTGAAATCCTTTCTGGATGCGCAGTTCTTCTCAATTCCAATATGCAGGTTGCCGATTCTCATTACTCCTCCTCTTTTACGGAATAGCCACGACGTTCCAGTTCGGTAACGAGCGCATCCGTCGAGGCGTCGTCAATATGGCTGTCAACATATTTCTCTTTCTCTTGCCAAGACAAGGAAGCATATACCTCATCTGCGTCAATGGTAATCTTAATTTCTGCGTCCATAACTATTCGTGTTTCATAAAACAAATCCAGTGTGTTCCCTGGGATTTTCCCACCTTATGACCGAAGATTGGTCTTTCCGGGGCGAGGGCAAGGATGCTTTTGACCTTAATGTCGGTGTCACTCCACTTGAAGATTAGGAACCCACCGGGTTTCAGTACCCTAAAGCACTCTGCAAAACCCTTTTCAAGATAGTCCCTCCAGTCCTTGCGTAGTTCGCCGTATTCCGCATACAAGTCACCGCGTCTTTCGTGAGAGGCGTTATCGTCCTTGGAGTAGTACACCATGTGTGGCGGGTCAAAGACCACCATGGCGAAAGTATTGTCCGGGTATGGCATATTGCGGAAGTCCGCAACCACATCTGGATGCACCTTAAAAAGTCCGCCCTTACAGAGCGGGACCTCTTCGTCCCTTATGTCTTGGAAAAGAACACGCTCATCTTCCTTGTCGAAGTAAAACATCCTCCCGCCGCAACAGGCGTCAAGTATCGGGGGGGGGTAATTCAAATTTTTCATTTCTCTACCTCCTTATAATCCAACGCATCGAAAGCCCCTTGCAGATAGGCTTGCTCAATGTCGGTCTGGTCTAATTCATACCCACCGGCGGCGGCTTGATGATACACGCTGCGGGCGTATCGCTTACCCTTCTGCGTGAGTTCCTTTGGTACTTCTGTTGTTGCCATGATAATTAGGTTTATTCTTTCGGCTTTTGTGTCATACCCGCATCCCCTCCGGGTATTTGGTGGCAAGAGGGCGATAGTTTTCCGGGGCCTTCTTCCCGCAGACTGGGCAGACCATATCGGGTATCACATGCTTGTGAAAATACTCATCATCGTAGCCGGAGCGCTCCATTGTATGCCCGCAGTGTTCGCACTCGAAAACGGCATAGAAATCGCGGCGGTTCTGCGACTTAATTTCCTTGATTTTCATTGCGTTTCTTCAATCTGTTTAACACTTCTTTGTAGTATGCCTCCTCCGTGGGATAGCGCCCGGTCTCGTGAGTGAGAATGGCATCCGCAGTCCTCACAACCTCCCGGACATCTATCCACGTGAGTTGGTCAAGAATCTTCGTCTTCATCTGTAAAAAGCATAGGGTATTCCTCGTTAGAGTGGAAGCCGGAAATGGTATCGTCGGAGTAGATGAACCATTTCATGAAGTCCTCGGCGTTGCGGAAGAGCGCCCGGCGCTCTTCCGAGCATTGCGAGAGGAAGATTGCCATCCTCTTTGTGTACTCACGAACGAAGATGGGATACCTCCTTGCGTCTCGCGCCCTGGATGCCGTGTCTGCCAGAGGGCAGAGGATGCACCCAAGCCTTGAATACCCCTCGTTGTAGAGTTTGCAGTACGGCAGTTTGAAAAGCCGTATGAGCATCCAGACATCGGCATCGGTCCACTCCCATATCGGGGATAAGATAACCTTCTCTGCACCCCTTACGCACCCGAGAACGGTCTGCGCATCTACTTCAAAGAGGTCAACGTGCTTGACGTACTTCTTTCCGCCCTTGACCACCACCGAATGCTCGCCAACCTCCTTGGGGTGCTTCTTCGTACCGAGGAAAGTTTTCTTTCCTCCGAAGGCTTTGAGCGGCGTAGGGTTCTGCTTCGCCCGCCGGTCACTCTCTGCAACTCGCAGTCCGGTGGCGACTACCTCACCATGGCCGGAGAACTCCTTGAAGATGTCACAACACCATCGGTGGTCTCTGGACGGGGCCCCGTGTTTCGTGAGTTCCGTGAGGAAGTTCATTGTCTTTCCGTCGGGCCCCTTCGGAGGAAGATTAAGGCGGACACGGCCAGTGGAAACGTACACCTCTCGAATGAAAGCCATCAACTCCGGAGGGTCGATGGTCGTGCACTGCATTTCGGCATGGAACTTCACGTCTGCGTGTTCAAAGAGCCAAAGAAGCGCCATTGAATCCTTTCCGCCAGAAAAGGCTACATTGAAGCCGCCCTCGGGGTTGTATTCAAGCGCAAGGAGTTCCGCCTTCTTTATGAGCGATATTGCTCTCTCAATTTTATATCGCAGTTGGGGGGGGGTAATCCTTAATGCTTCCTCAAGGGAAATCTTCGGCTCCACTCCATACTGCTTACTGCTCATCCTCTTGCATCAGTTTCTCCGCTTCGATAAGCGAATTGAGGGCACTATCCAGCGGCTTGGAGACCTTCTTGTACTGCTCCGGCTCCTTGTCTTTCAGGTAGCCAATGAGGCAGAAAAGACTCTCAAAGGAATCATGGAGGAGGGATTCGCGCTCACTCTCCGGTTCCTCTGCGGTTTTGGCGATGAACACCATAAACACGATGCCGATAATAACGGCGACAACAATGATTGCGATGATTGCTTTCATTTCACTTCAAGGTTTTTGATGTAAGCGGGGACTGGGCGGGGCTTCCAACACCCTTTCACTGCATCGAGGGCAAAGTCTGCATCGTGCATCCAGCACGAGGGCATATCGAAGCAAGTTGAACACTCGTGGCGAACCGGCTTCAGTTTCGCTTGCATCTGGTTATACTTTTCTTCTACGGTCATTTTATTGTTGTGGTTTGAAATCGTAGTAGCAGTGGAACTCTCCCTTCCGCTCGCCACGCTTCATCTTTTCGAGCCTGGTTGCACGATGGGTGTCTGGAGTAAAGTAGGCGACCTTCTGAACCTCATCCACGACATACCCGAGGTGTCGTAGGTAGGAAGTCTGGTCGTGATAATGCTTGGTGCCGTGCCGGAGACGCATCTTCGTCTGTTGCGGAAGGCCCCAACGGGCCAGCATATCCTCGGTCTTGTATCGGGCCTTGTAAGAGGCTACGCGCTTCGCTACGGCCTCCGGAGTGTAACAGGCAGAGGAATCCCCACCACGGGCGAGATTCGACGCCTTACCGGCCTTTACGCCCATGTTGTGAAGATGCTCCGGAGATTTCCTCAAATGGTATCTGGACTGGATGCGGTCGATGCTCGAAAGACCTACGCCAGTGAGTTCCCGGATTTCCTTCTTCGTGTGGTCCGGGAACAGACGGATAACGAGGCGTATCTGCTCGCTTGTGAGTGGAACACCGGTCATAACTCGATGCTCCAGTAGAGCCAGACAAGGAAGATACGCCGCCCCATGTAGGACCTGGCAACTATGATTGTCGGCAGAACGTAGAACTGACTGCCTTCCTTCCGGTTAAGATTCGTGAACTTCATTGTCTCGCGGTTTGAGGAAATCACAACTTTCGGTCTTGGGGTTGACGAGCGCGACCTTGTGCCCGCAGTAGCACTTGTCAACATACTCCGGCTGCATGGTCTCGTTGGCATCATCGTACCACTCGCCGATTTGGACCTTCTTCACGAGGTCGAGGCGACACAGCTTGCAGTCCTTGCATTTCATTTCAGTTTCCATTTGGGCAGTGAAGGGTTGAAGGCTCCGGGGACTCTGGCGATATTCTTGATGTTCATGGTGATGCCCTCCGGAAGATTATCCTTCGGATTGACCATGAAGGCATCAGGATAGCCGGTATATGTAATTGCGTAGTCGAGAAGGTCTTCGAGATTATCTCCAAATAGTTTCTCATCCCGCCGTGTCGAGTAGTAGTATTTCTTGCGCGTCCTCCCTTGCGTGTATTCCTTCTCTGCGCACTCGAAATGGATGCAGTATTTGCCCTTTGTCGCATCGTAGTACAGACCCCAGAACACGAGGGAGTACGCGGTGCATTTCTGGCACTGGGCGGTAATCCTTGCGAGGGCCGCTCCGTAGTCATAGGGCGGCACTGGCTTCTTGAACAGATTAGCCAAACAATCCAAAAGGTTCTTCATCTTTCTTCTTCTCCTTTTTGGCTTTAGATTTCTTTCTGGGTTTCGGAGGCTTGATGTTGAGACTGAAGGCAATCTCCGGATAGTCAATAGTAGGGTCGAAGACCTCACGGATGGGATGCCCGAAGTATCGCATCATCTTGCGCTTCAAGATATAGTCCTCCGTGGCGAATCCCTTGATGTCCTCGACAACCTCTTTTCCGTCCTTGATATAGACAAAATCGGCGGCGTATGTGACGGGGTGTTCGCAGAACTTCTCTACAATCTTCGTCTTGGTCTTCAGTTTGACCTCTACGGCCTCCGTCTGCCTTGGGATGAGGGTAAATACCTTTTGAAGTTGAAGGTCGCTTATAAGGCCCCTTTTCTGGGCTTCGCGCAGTATGCGGTAGCGGTCAACTTCCGGAGTAGAGTCAAAGGTTATTCCCTCGAACTCCACCTTCTTGGTTCCGTAGTATCTATTCTTAAATCCCATTGTCGTCAAATAGTTTTGGTTCGGTATCCACCTTACGGCGCTTGCTGTGCTTCGGCCACTCCGTGCGAAGGAACGGGCATCTGGGGCTGTTGATAATCTTGTTGACGCGCTTTGTTACGCCATTAGTGAGCATCGAGTCAAGAATTTCCTCGTTGACTCTGCAACGGCCCTTATTGGCATAGCCGGTGATAACCCTGAACTTGATTATCGGATGCTCGGCCTTGATGCACCGGTCGCAGTTGTGCGCCATCCAATCCATGCCCATCGTCCCGTTTGAGAAGGTGGGGTAGTCGGTTCTTTTCTTTGCCATATTACGAGTCGTCTTCATCACCAACGTCGAGAAGGGCGGTGTCGCCTATCTGTTGGAAACCAATCTTCTTGGACTTATCTTCCTTCTTTGTCCTCACGTCCAACTCCCTTTCCAGATAGACCGGTATCCCAAACAAGCGCACTTCTTTCGCCCAGCGGGTGTCCGATTGTATTATTGAGATTTGCAAGATTGCCATAGTTGTGCACGGCCCTGCTCACGGCAAGGCGGAATAGTAGATTGTTCATACCTTCACTGCGGAGGTCTCGGAAACGATTACGAACATTCCGGATGGGAGTTTAACCTTCCACTCGCCGGGACGAAACTCCTCCACCACCTCGCCGGTGGCGTAGCCGTTTACTGTCCTCCATCTGATTTTGTCGCCGATGCCAATCATTTTTCGTCGGGGTATTTCATGTCGAAGTAATTGAAGTCGGCCTCGTCGAACTGGCCGTGGCCCTCCATGTCGTTGAGGGTCTTGAAGATGGTGTACTGCTGCTCACCATCGTGGTAGGTGCGGTCCAGAAGAAGGAGGGTGAAGCGGGCCAGGGTGTTGGCGTCCGCTTGCCAGTTGTCGTAACTGCGCGTGCGGTTATCGCCCTCATTGGAGCCCCAGGTGGCATCCGTCACCATCTTGCTTATGAACTCCTCGAAGAAGTACACGGCCCGCTTGACTGCGGTGTAGTATTCCTTGAGGGCCCCGAGTTCCGGATTCTCTTTCGAGGTTGCGCCTACACTGCGGAACACTGCGTCTATCCTCTGGGTGGTCCTTGCAAGCTGGAGCATCGAGGCATCGGCTTGCAGATATAGGGCCTTGAGAGAATTGGCGATGGTGCTCTTGTTGATGATGTAGTCGGTGGCCTTTTCGGCCATGATTTTCTTATCCTTCTTCATCGAGTTTGTATTTTTCTACAAGACAGAGAGGTATCGCGAGCCGCCCCTTGTTATAGAGCGAGGGCCCGCGAACCTCATACTTGCCCTTGATACCAGGAAGGGAGATAAACTCCCCATCCTGCGGTTGTCTGTCACGGATGTCTATCCAGTCTTCCATGGAATTGACCAGGCGTCACTATTCTTTGCTCGCCTTCTGCGCCTCTATTCTTTCTATGATGGCTTTTTGGACGTCCTTGCTCATAATAATATCAACAAGCGCGTATGCCGCAAGTTCATGCTCGGAGCAAGTCTCGACAAATTTCTTCAAGCCCTTGAATAAGAGCAGAAAGTAACTGGGATTTACTTTATCTTCCCCCCCCCGTTTCTCGGTGAAGTTAGAGATAAGTGAGCCGTCTTTCTTAACGGCGAAAACAATGTCCTGCGTAGGGACAATAAGCATTTCTTGATTCTGGTCCATGTTATTATTATTTGAATGTTGGAAAAGCCGTAAAAAGGGTGCGGCGGCAGGAAACGATTATGAAAGGTAGCGTGAAAGTAGCCCCGCTACCGCACCCGGGCAGAAAAGAAAAAAGGGGTTACTTGCGGTCGTCCGGATAGAAGGAGTTGGAAAGTTCCTTTGGGACAATGTCCGTGCAGTTGACCTTCTTCGCTTCGTTGAGGGTGAGGATGAATCCGGCCTTCAACTTGTCGGTCTCCTTCTTGATGCGGTCCTTGTCATTGGAGTTCACCTTGAGGTCGTCAACGAACTTCTTGCGGCGCTCGTGGATGATTTTCTCAATCACGCCCAGAGCCTCATCGACGTTCTCGGCCTGGAGGACGATGGTTCCGTTCTGAACATCATTATCGTCGCGCCAACGGGCAGAGACGGAGATATTGTAGAACTTCAGTTCGGGAGCCTTCTCGCCTTCCTTGAGTTCCCGGGGCTCCGGAGCAACGAACACTGCGTCGTCGAAGTTGCCCACACTCTTGAAGGTGAACACGCCATCGTATGTGCGCTCCATGTACTCGGCGGTGATGGCCAGAGCGTCGGCCACAGTCTTGGCGTAGAGGATAACCGTGTGCTTCTTAGGCTTGAGGTTGCTCTCCACCTGAATCTTCCAAGGCTTCTGCCATGCCGGAGGCGTGGCGAGTGTAGCCCGGCGCTGGATGGCGGAGCAATACACGCCGGTGATGTCACCGGTCTGGAGGTGGAACTGGACCGTCTGGATGGAATCGGAATCCAGAAGGGTGCCCCTCTTGAGGATGATTTCTTTCTTCTCAACCTCCTGGTTGAACTTGTGACCATCCTTGGGGTCTGTCTTTTCCTCGACCTCTTTCCATTTGCGGTAGAGGTCTTCCGCCACATACTTCCCGTGCATCTGCTGCGGGTCGGCGGTAAAGATGATGTCTTCTTTCATTGTGATAGTGCGGTTGATATTTTGTTAAGAATGTCTTCGGGTTTCTCCTCAACAATGAGAGGAGTATTGTCGTGCGCTATGCAGACCGTAGAGCCGTTATCGCCATAGTTGGCAATGCTCGCGATGTATTCGGGATTGATGTAGATATTTCCGAACCGTTGTTTCAACTCAATCAGTACCATATTTCTTCTTATTGTCTTTATTGAGGCGCTTGATTGCATCTTCACAGAGGTGGTGGACCCACCAGGTCCACTCATCGTGGTCGTTATTAGGAAGGTCCTTCTCATTGTAATACTTGGTGATGATGAACTGCGCCTCGATGTGATGCTCCAGAACGTACTGGCGGTAACGGACCGCAATATCGCCATCCTCCTCGGTTGGCTTGGTGTTACGGAGGCATGTGTCAATGAGGAAGTTGTCTGTATAGACCTCCACGGTGGTGTTATCCGGGCAATGCCGAACCCCCTCATAGACCGCACGCATCTTCATACGGGTATCGTCCGTAGCCTTACCGGCCTGGGCGAACTTCGCACGCAGAACGGAGGGTGCGAACATGCGGCCCTTTGCACCGGCTATCTCCACCTCTCCGCAGTCCTTGCTTTCAAGGACGATGTAGGCATAGGCGCCGGTATCCTCGTGTACTATGCCGTTGGTATAGACACGGATTTTGTTAGAAGTCGAGTTCATTGTCTTGCTCTTTATTGTACCATGGTTGCGTTGGTGATTCATGATGCCCCTCCGGAGCCGTGGCGGGCATCGGGATTTCCATCTGCACCGGCGTTGAATCCCATCCGTACTGAAACATTTCAGTAGGCGTGTTCTTCATGCGCTTGGTTTCCGGCTCGTAGTACACGCCAACGAGGTCTCCGATATGGATACCCGGGATTCTGTTCTTCGCAATCTCGATTACGTTGGTGAACTCACCGGCCTTGATGGCTTCGAGTTTCGGCTTCGGGAAGAAGGCTTTTGCCTGGTTCTCGAAGTCTTGGTTGATGCGGTGGACGAGGAAGATATTGTCGGCAAGGTTTCCGATTTCAGAAGCACCGGCAATATCCTCAAAGCGAAGGAAGGCGCCCTGCTTGCGCGGGTGTGCCACAAGCCAGCAGTGGAAGTTGTGCTCGCGGACCATATCGTGAAGGTCCTTGATGAAACTTATCTGTGCCCTCAGCTTCTCGCGGTCATAATCCACGTCAAGGTCAATAACCATGAGGTTGTCGAGAATGACATTTCTGACGCCCTTTTGGACTATATCGAGAATGTCCTTCTTAAGCTGCTCCCAGTTATTGCCGTACTCAGCATTGTGAACGTAGAGTTTTCCCTTGAGCCACTGGAGTATCTTTTCCTCGACATCCTTTGGAACGTAGTAGGAATCGGAGCGCTTGAAGGAGGCCCGGACATTTGCCTTTCCCGCCGCCGGAAGTGTAATCCACGATTTGAGCATCCAGTCCGGAAGTTCACCGGAGAAGATGGCCGTTGGATACCCTTGCTGTACCGAACTCAACATAATGGAGTTGAGTACCGTTGACTTACCGGACGAGGGGCGACCCGTCATGACCGAGAGTTGCTGGAGTATCGTACCCCCGAATATCTTGTTGTCGAGGTCCTTGATGCCCGTGGCGATACTCTCGATGGAGTCCGGGTCTATGGTCTTGATTTCATCCAGTCCGAGCCAGATAGGGCCCTTCTCCTGCGTTTCCTCCTGAGGGACGAACGGGCGCTTCTCCGCACCTTGCATACGGCGCTTATAGGCGAAGTCTGCAACATCCTCCCTGGTGGAGTAGGCTTCGGGGTCGTAGAGGAGCCGGACATCCCGCCACCGGTACTGGGAGCAAGAGGCGTGAAGACACTTGTAGGCGATGCTTCCATCGTCATACTGGAATATCATCGCATCCTTGGCCTTGTGGGCCTCGTTGAAGAGACAGTGCTCAAGGATGAAGCGCGTTCCGCCCGCCGCCCTCACTTCCTGCTTGACGGGAATGTGGTACTGACTGATGAAGTCGCGAAGGTTGAACTTCTCGCGCCCCCAGTCGTTGCGCTGTGTGGGCTTGGGTTTCTCCGGAAGGTTCGATACCACCTTCTCAAAGAAGGCCCGGTCTGTCGGAACAATCTCATCCGGAACCTTCAGGAATCGGCACCAACGCTGCGGGCGCTCCTCATCATCCTCGCGCCCCTTCCCTGATTTCGTGCCGGGGAGTTTCGCCATGCGAGCCGCATTGAAGATAGTCTGGTCGATATGGACCCGCTCATCGTCGAACATCATCCCGAGGACCTTGATGAAGTCCGTCACGAGATTCTTGTTGGCATCGTTGTTGGCGAGTTCGCAGCGGAGGTAGATATGAGCCCCATTGGCGGATGCTACGACAACCGGCTCGTTGAAGCCTTCGTCCAGAAGGTATCGGACCACCTTTCTTGCGACCGCTATCGCGTACTTCTCATCATCGCCGGTGGCATTGGTATCCGCCGGGCGGATGGGGTCTATGTCGATGAATACCCAGTCGCGGGCAATGATGTCGCCATCGCTTGTGGTGGTCGCCCCGAGGATAAACCTCTCGTACTGCTGTCTTGACTTGCACCCCTCGTTGATGGCATTGAATATCTGAAAGACGTTGCCATTAAGGAGGTCTGGATTCTCGTTAAGCGCCATAATGGCCTTCTCCGGGGAGTGGAAGTACCCGGACCACATCTTTCCTCTTTTATCCTTAACCCTTATCTCGGCAAGTTTGCCGGTCGGGCGGAAGATGGAAAACCATTTGTATATGTCGCTTTCGTTGATTCGCAAGCCCATTCTCTTGACTATGTGTTATTGCGCTATTGGTAGTGCGCATATTCATCCGTCTGCTCCGGGGCGGCGGGACTTTCCTCCTCGTACTCCGGCAGATTGTTAAGGAACGTGGAGAAGTTCTTAAGGTATCTTCCTCCCTGTTCCTCCAGATACATTGTGATAGACCGCTCTATCTGGGCAATCGTATGCGTCCGCAGAAGGGCCGCAATGCGTTGCTTGTCCTTTGAGCACTTTCCCGTGCTTCGTGGACCGGTGCCCGTTTCTGTCTTTCCGGGATAGAGCGCATAAAGGCGATTGATTTCCGCCTCGTTCTTCTTTAAGATTTCTTCTATTGAAGTTGTCTTACTATTTGTTTTACCAGATGTATTAGATTTGTCCGTGTCGGCAAATCGATTTTCGTTTTCTGACAAATCGATGTTTTCAAACAGAGAAATCGATTTGTTCGAGAGAGTATATGACAGCGTGTGGTCCCATGGGTTCTTGCTATTCTTCTCGGTAAGCACCCATCCGTCTCGCCGTAACTTCTGCAAAGGACCGGCGGCATTGAACTCCGGAAATTTAGTTTGCCAACTCTTAATGGAGTTGTAGGTCCAATACTTCCCCTCGTGGAAGTTGATGCCCTTTTTCTCATTCTGCTTACACCAATAGGCAATCTCCTTCAGCACGATGGCCTCGGGGATGCCGCCAACCGCAAGGGCTATATCAACGTCGTAGGAGTGTATCATTTCCTTTTTCCGTATTCTTGCATGAGTTCTTCAAAACCGGGGTCCTCGCGGGAAGGGAGCCACCAGTTATAGGTTTGCTGGGCCCACTGCTTGACCGCCGTGAGGAACTTACTCATTTCCTCTTCGGACATTTCGCTCGTGTGATAATCCTCGTAGGTTTCTTCGCCGGTGAAGACGTTGTAAACCTTTTTTCGTCCGAGGATTTCCCTCTTGACATCACGGGCGACGGCTTCTACGCTATTATCGCCGATAGTATCGGCCATCAGGGAGCACCAGGCCCACCAAAGGGCGTTCTGGCTCGTCGTCCGCCTCGCAGAACGGCGAAGTTCCGTCAGGTCAACATCGCTCCCTTTTTCGGCAAGGTAGGATGCCCTGGCGAGGAACTTCGCTTTCTGCGTCGGGTCGGAATTATGAAAGACCGCCATTAGAAGCCGAGGCTATCGTCATAATCCGACTGGGCACCGGCTGGTGCTGGAGTCTGGGGGGCGGGAGCAGCCGGAGCCGAAGGGGCGGCAGGTGCCGCTACTTGGGCGAGGGTGCTTGCACCGGCGGGAGCCGCCTGGGCGCCACCGGCGGGAGCGGCACTGGCAAGGGCGATGGAGCGGAGTTCGACATGAGTGAACACATCTTTGCCGCTTCCGTCCTTCTTGTCGTAGAGGCTTCCGCGAACGATGAACTCAAAGTCCACCTTCGTGCCTACGGGAAAATTGTCGAGGGCCTTGCATGTCTCCTCGCGGGTAGCCTCCAACTTAATGTAGTTGGAGTTACGTTTCTCCCCAGTGTAGGGGTCGTAACTGGGCTGCTCGATGATGAGCACACGGGATACATAGGTCTTGTCGTTGTACTGACGGGTTTCGGTCTGGCCGACCATGTAAACCAGACCACGCTGAGTGATTGCCATAACTAAAATGCTCTGTCTTTTAAGTATTGGGTGAGATTGAATTTCGTAACGAAATCAGTGAAGTCGCAAACAAGCTGCTTATTCTCTTCCACCATGCCGTCATACCTTAAGCACTCAATGGCGCCGTAGGGTTTGATGCCGAGGGAAGAAACGTCGTAGCCATGTTTTTCTTTCTTGTAGCCAGGGAACTCGAAGAGGTCAAAATAGAAGGTGTCGAGGCCGGTGAAATCGAGGTAGAACTTCCACTGTGCGGAATCGGTATAATCGTCCAATTTGACCGCACTATATTTGGTTTTGATGTCGCGCACGAAGAGTCCGTGCAAAACATCAACCCTTCCGTGGACCCAAATATCCATGGAGGGAGTATGGAACTCGCGCCCTATCCATTCCTCATGGAAAGCATAGGGCAGTTTGTTCCGATACTTGAGCGCCATGGCGACTTGCTCCTCGTTGAAGATTACCGGCCACCCTTCCACGGTCACTCGGAACTTACCCATTTCGTCAAGTTCCTCCAAAACCGCCTCTCCCTGCTCCACTATCGCATGGAACGCACTACCGATACGTGTGTATTCGTTTCCCTGGAAGGGGGCGGTGAGCGCTTCAATCATTGCTTGTTGAGTCGTCCACTCGTCCCCGGCCAGGAACTTGCGATAGGTTTCAAGGGTGGTAATGGAAATGCGTTTCATTACTCTTCCTTGAGGAATTTACCGGCCTCCTTGTTGAACTTCAGCCCCAGTTTCTTGAGCACCGGAGCAAGTTTCTTTTTCAGTGGCGTCACCTCGGGGGCAGGGCAAGCGTTGATGGCCGCGAGAGCGGCATCTGCGGAGGGCCCGTCTGTTACTTTGGCGATGGCCTCCTCGGCGGTCTTAATGGCCGAAAGAGCCTCGTTCTGGGCATTGGTGCGCTCTTGAATGCGCGTCTTGGTAGCGGCAATGATGTTTGCCATGGCCGTGGCGTAGGCGGGGTCGCTGGCGTCGGGGATGATGATGTCACCCAGACGGGCGGTATCCTTCGCTACGATGCGGTGATTCTTCTGGAAGTGGAGGACACGGGAGTTGTCGGCGCCATAGGAAAGGAAGCCAATCTGGTCGGCGATACGCTGAACGAGGTCCTTGGACTGGCCGGTGACAGAGGGATAGAAGATGCGGTCGTCGCCATCCTTATCCTCTGCGGCGTGAGCCAGGATAACGAGGTCCACATTGATGCTACGGAGGTAGGCCACGAAAGCCTTGAAAGCGTCTCCGACATAACCAAACATCTTCAGCTTGTTCTTCTTGGAAGCGTCGTCAACGCGCATGGCGTAGTCGCAGAGGAAATCATCGAGGCAAGCCTTGGCGGTGTCGATGATAACCGTCTTGTAATTTTTGAAGGTCTCCTTCTCTGCCACGATGTCCTCCCACTTGGAGCACACGAGCGTATCCTTGCGGACCACGGCACGGTCTGCGCCACGGTCACAGTCAACGAGAACGGGATTTTCTGCGGTGTTTGAAAGGGAAGTTTTTCCCACGCCCGGAACACCATAAACGAGCATGACCACCGGACGGGCCGGGAACTGGTCGGTTGCTTTTACGATTGGCATTGTGAATTGATATTAAGTGAAACAAAAAAATTACTTAACGAACCGAAGCATCGGCATCATGTCGCGGGTGACGGTTCCCCAGCTCTCGCCCAGGGGTTTTATTCTGCCATCCTTATCGAGCTGAACAGTCGCCTTGGACTTCCATACCATGAAGCCATGGAGGCGAGACTTAAGGCGCTTCGTCTGTTCGCGCCGGAGTTCCTTATACTGTTCGTAAGGCATCTTTGCCGGACGCTCATTGAGGATTTCCCCAAACCTTCTTACGGTAATGACCTGGGGGGGGTAAATGTTGCTTTCTTTCTTGCCATAGTATTGTGAATTAAGTTATTGCCAATCCGTCACCTCGAACTCAAGGTCAAGGCGGCTTTCGTCGAAGTCCGACTTCCTCGCTTTCCCGCTGGAATCAAGAACCTCGACCTTTGTGATTTCGCAGTTGCACTCCCAGTTGGTCTCTATGAACATCTGGGGTATGCCCCACGCATCGTCGGTAAACCTGGTCTTGGTCTCGTGTGCCCGCATTTCGATGGTGAGGTAGATTGCCGCATCGTCCGGAAGTCCCGCATCGACCTCGATGGTCCGGTGCTCATCCTCCATGCAGTCAACAGCATTATGAATCCGCCTTTGCAGTTCACGGTATGCTTCGCCGGTGATATGCACCGGGGAGAAGAACTTGCTCCAGAGCCACCCGCAGAGGGCGGCTATTGCAAGGCAACTGCCCGTCCAGAGGAGATTGCAGGAGCCGTCGGGGTTCTCTGCGCATCCGAGGAAGATAGCGGCTACCGTTATCAATCCGAGAAGGGTTCCGAGTATCTTTTTCATGCTCTTAAGAAAATGCCGGGATGAGACGCAGAGGCCCCGGCGATGTACTAAAACCTAAACTAATCAACTCCCGCTGCGCCTCCATCGCATCACTGCGAGTTAAAAAAGTTGTAATTGACCGACTTCTTGCTTGCGCCCCAGGATGAGGTCGCAAATGAAATTGCGGGCATAGTCCGGAGACATGAGCGACCGCTCTTCCGAGCAGATGCCCGCCTTGATACCAGACTTGCTGTTCAGAACCGTCTTCCGTTTCTCCGGCTCTTGCAGCGTCTCGCCTTGCTCCGGAGAGCAGTTGATAAACCAGTAGGCCGTGGGCTTTTTGAAATAGTCCCCACGACGCGTCCGGTCCTTGTCGATGATTGTTG